AAAAAAATCGTGATGGTTTACTAGGTATGATACCTTACGAAGCAGAAATGTCAACATTTACAATTAAAGAAAGATTATGATGTGGAGTAAATATTTATATAACTTATTTGAAAAAGAAAATACAGACAAAAAATTATTAAAAAACATAGAAATTTATGAGCAAAAGAAACGGGAAAAACAAAGCCAGGGTAGCGATCTTAAACGAGATAAACTACACAGACAAAAGAATGAAAAGATTCAAAAATAATGAAGAGGAACTTTCAAAATTACAATCTAAAAGAGACACTTTAAGGAGCAAATTAAAAACTAAATAATATTATGGGACCACAAAGTAAATATAACGTAGAAAAAATGCTTGAGAAGGCACACACACAAAAAGAAAATATTATGGAATTACCAAAAAAGAAGGTAAAGGCTAGCCGTAAATCGCCTAAGAATATGATAATATATGGTGCACCTAAGATAGGTAAAACTACTGTATTATCACAACTAGATAATTGTTTAATCCTTGACCTAGAAGATGGTTCAGATATGATTGATGCTTTAAAAGTAAAAGCAAACAACTTAAAAGAACTACAAGCTATTGGAGCAGCAATTATGAAAGAAGGGAGACCTTATAAATATATAGCTGTAGATACTATATCTAAGCTAGAAGAATGGTGTGAAAGTTATGCTAAACAAATTTATATGAGAACTCCTATGGGTAAAAACTTTGAGAAAAATAATCCTGGAGCATCAGTTCTATCACTGCCAAATGGCGCCGGCTACTTATACTTAAGAATGGCCTACAAAGAATGGATAGACAAACTGAATAAACTTGCGGATCACGTAATCCTAGTTGGACACCTAAAAGATAAGATGCTTGAAAAGAAAGGTAAAGAGGTTGCTGTAAAGGATCTTGATCTAACCGGTAAAATTAAGCAAATTACCTGCACTAACTCAGATGCTATTGGTTACATTTATAGAGAAGGAACAGATACTATGATTTCTTTTGATTCTTTAGATGATATAGCTGCTGGTACTAGATGTGCGCACTTAAAGGGCAAGACCATGCCTTTAGAATGGTCAAAAATATTTATAGATTAACTAATTAAACCAATTAAAACATGATTGATGCAAATGAACCAACTAATGCTACGGTTGTAAAACAAGAAACACCAGCACAAATTACTACTACTATGATTATAAACGATCTAGAGAATGGTATAGACAGATCTGCAATTCAGGCTAAATATAATTTAGAAGCTTGGGAAGTTAAGCAAATGTTTATGCACCCATCTCTAAAAGGTAAAAAAGCTAAGAAAATTAGAAAATTATCTTTTACGTTTGTAGACGACACAGTAGAACAAGTAAATCCTAATCAAACTAGTATTCCTGTAGAGACGCAAGAAAGTTTTGACAATGCAACAAGAATAGAAGAAGGATTAGATCACAAAGGAGAATTAACACAATTTTAATAACCAATAAATAAATAATTAATTATGGCAATACAAAGTAATGCAAGTACAGAAGAAGTATCTGGGGGAGGAAGAGAATTCTACTCCGGTTTAACAAATGTAAATGTTGTAGCGGTTAACCCTACAATGGCAGAATTACATGCAATGGATATAAATGTAAAAACAGAACCTGCATATTCAGGAACTAGTAATGATCAAGCTTGGAATAAAGTAACGTTATGGCTATCAAATGAAGATGGTAAGTTTAAATTAGATTTATTTCTAAAAAATACTCATAAAGAATCTCAAACCGGTAAATTTCTATGGCTAAATAATGTAGGTCAATCTACATGGTCAACTGATGCACCAACTTATGACTGGTGGAAAGCAGAAGGTCAAAGAAAAGCTTATGATGGCGAGAGAGAATTGATTGAGTTTACTAAAGCTTGGGCTAATGTTGCTGCAGGAGGATCTGTATACTACGATACAATGGCAGATATTGCACAAGGTAATGTAACAGAAATTAAAAATCTTGCTGAAGCTCTTAAAAATAATCAACTTAGAGTACTAGTAGGTGTTAAAGATGATAAATATCAAGGCATCTATACTGGATATTTTGGGAGAGTTAAACCTCAAAGAGATGACTTGTTTGTTAAAGCTCTTAATGATGAATATTCTCAGTTTAAAAATCACGACTTTAATGCAGACCTTAAATGGGGTAAGCATGTATCAACAGCTAGTCTAGTTACACCAGACACTATTGAAGAGAGTGAAGATTGGACAGTGCCTGCAGATCCACAATATCCAGCAGACGCTCCATTCTAATGGCTATTGATCGTAGAGACAGCAACGATCACCTACATACCGATGTCATACTTAGTAAAATTACTGAGTATGACATTTTTAGGTATTACTGCCCTAATTTTAAAATACTTGGTAAGAAATTTAAGAGTGATCTTCGACAAGATAATTCACCTACAGTTTCTATTATACCTTACAATAGTAAATTACTATATAAAGATTTTGGTTCTAGCGAACATACTTTTGATTGCTTTAACTATGTAAAATTTAAATATAACTGTGATTTTTATTCTGCTCTAAACATTATCGACACTGATTTTAATCTTAACCTTAGTTCTAAAAAAGATAGTATAAAGTTTACTATGGGTCTTATGGCATATAGGCAAAACAAAGTACCTTCTTATATTAAGTCTGAAGTTATTATTAGAAAAAAACGTCGGCAATGGATTAGAGATGATGCAAAGTTTTGGTCTCAATATTTGGTTAGTAAAAAAATATTAACTATGTTTGGGGTCGAACCTATAAGTCATTTTTGGGTAAATAGTACTAGATTTACTTGTAAATCAATTACTTATGCTTTTAGATTTAAGAATCGATATAAAATTTATTCTCCTTATGAAGAAACAAATAAGTGGTTAAGCAATACAAAAAAAACAGATGTCCAAGGCTATAACCAACTCCCGTATAAAGGTGAGAGACTTATCATTACATCATCTCTTAAAGATGTTATGTGTTTGCATGCAGCAGGTTATCATGCAATTGCACTACAGAGCGAGATGCAAATACCTTCAGAAAAACTAGTAAAAGATTTAAAAGATAGATTTACTACAATAGACATTTTATACGACAATGATTTCGACAAAGTAACAAATCCAGGCCAGACAATGGCTAAGAAAATTTGTGATTTATATGGTTTTAATAATATCTGTATACCAGACAGCTATAAATCTAAAGATCCATCAGATTTAGTGAAACATGTATGCAGTTTTAACGAACTTAAAAATATATTAAATGCAAAGAGAAGAGATTATTGAAAAACTCAGAAAACAGAAAGGATGGTTAAAAAAAGGAGCGCAGTGGTTAGCTGATAAATGGGAGACAGACATTGCTATTATTAGAGATTGTAAAAAACTTGTAGCTTCTGAAGAGTGGGTACAAGAACGTATGAACAATGATAATGGACATGAGCTTACTGAAAGTCAAGCTTTTACAAAACATTTATTAGATAATGGATTAACTATGGCAGACGTAAAGTCTGTAAAATTTTGGCAAAACTTTAATGGTGAGCAGAGATACAGTGTAGTAACACATAATCAATGGCATGAACAGCCACAGGTTAAAGATGATTTATTAGATTATATTAAATCTCAATCTCACGTAGTTAAAAAAATTAAATATACTAAGCCAAAAGACCCAGTATTATATGAAATATCTTTACCAGACATACATTTTGGTAAGATAACAGATGATGAGCCGGGAACTATAGAGAAACATTATATGCAAGCTATAGTAGATCTGCATAGAAAAGCAGATGGTGTTGAAATAGAACGCTTCTTATTACCTGTAGGTAATGATGGTCTTAATTCAGAAGGATTTTCTAGAGCTACAACTAAGGGCACGCCTCAGCAAGATCACATGATGTGGAGACAGTCTTTTAGAGGTTATTGGCATTTAGTTATGAAAGCTATAGATTATTTAGCACAGTTTGCTCCGGTAGATGTTATTGTTATACAAGGTAATCATGATTTTGAGCGCATGTTTTATGTGGGAGAAGTTTTAGATGCTATGTATCATAATAATAAAAATGTAACTATAGATAATGGTTTAAATACTCGTAAGTATTACGAATATGGGACTAATATGATTATGTTTACACACGGAGACAAAGAAAAACCTCAAGAATTACCATTATTAATAGCTACAGAACAGCCGGAAATGTGGAGCAGGTGTACGGTTAGAGAAGTTCATTGTGGACATAAGCATAAAGAAATGCTTAATGAATACATGGGAACTAAAGTTAGATTTATACCATCTATATGTGGTAACGACGCTTGGCATAAAACTCAAGGGTATGTTGGTACATTAAGATGTGGACAAGCATTTATTTGGAATAAGAATAGAGGATTGGAAGGGTATCTTCAAACAAATATTATGAGTTATGGCTTGGAAACGAAGAAATAGATCTAAAGTAAAGAACGCAAAAAAAAGTGAGTATGATGGCAAAAACTTTCAATCTAATTTAGAACTTTATTGTTATAAAGAACTTAAAAAGGCTGAAGTAGAAGTTGAATACGAAGAAACTACGTTCACAATCTTTGATGCATTAGTGTATCCTCAAGCATGTTATGAGGGAACAGCCAAAAAGCTTTACAATAAAGGAAGTAAGATTAGACCAATTACTTACACTCCTGACTTTGTAGATCCTAAAGGTAAATGGATTGTAGAAACAAAAGGCTATGCAAATGAGTCTTTTCCTTTAAGATGGAAATTATTTAAAAAACACCTTAAAGATAATGATCATCACTATGTTTTATTTATGCCTCGAAACAAGAAGCAGGTAGATGAAGTCGTAGAGCTAATCAAACAATTATAACAAGGGCCCTAACGGGCTCTTTTTTATTAACTAAACATTTTAAATTATGGGATACATGGTAAGTCCCTGCTGTGGGGAAAGTTACACAGATAATGATGACGGTACTAGCTATTGTTGTGATGCACCAATAGTAAATGGCATATGTCAAGATAGCAAATGCTTAGATCATGCAGAACCTTTAGAGGGATTTGTATGTGAGGCATGTGACGAATTCTTTGAAGAGTCTATTGAAGACTATGAGTACAAAAATCAAATGCTTGATGCTAAAGCAGAAGATAGGGCAGAAGCAGAGAGAGACGAAAGATAATAAAGTATAAACCAATTAAACACAAATTTTATGAGTATTAAAACAATTGACAAGCCAATATCGGGTGATGCCGGTATTGCTAAGCGCATCAATAAAGGCGCAGAAAAGATGGTATTTGACATTCTTCAATCTACACAGTATTCTATGCCAATTCAATCTACAATTAGAGAACTTGTTACCAATGCATGTGACTCTCAGCGTGAGAAAGAAATGGCACTAGAAATAGTAAGTGGTAAGAAGAAAGTTGAAGACTACTATATTGAGCGCCACGGTGATCAGTATGAAGATAGTAATTTTGATTCTAGTTACTATCAGTTGTCTTCATTACAACATGGTAAAAACCATGTAGATTTATTATATACACAAAATGAAGGTGTTGGGTATTGTGACACATTTGCAGTAACTGACTATGGTGTAGGTATAGGAGCAAGACGTTTAGAAGGTATATTAGAGCTGGGTTATTCTACGAAAAGAAATACCAGTGAGAACTTTGGTGCGTTTGGTCTTGGTGCAAAAGCTGCGCTATCAACCGGTGTAGATTTCTATACTATAGAGACTATATATAATGGTATGAGATTTAAATGTAACTGTTATAACTACAAGACTGATTTTATTATACCAGCTTTTAATGTAAAAACAGGTATGCAGAATAAATTCATAACTTTTAGTGATGGTACTAAAGTATATTATGAGCATTCTGATCAAGTAAATCAAACTACTGTATCGTTTGGTGTAAAAAAACATAACAGAAATAAGTTTGAAGAAGCTATTGAAGAGCAGCTAATGTATTTTGATAACGTTAATTTTAAAATTAAAGATGAGTATAACGAAGAAAGAAATATTCCTTTTAAAGCAGAAGTTATTTATAATTCTGAAAATCTTATAGTTTCTGATTCTTATTATTTTAATAAGCCTCATATTGTTCTTGTTAAAGACAAAGGATCATCAACCGGTATTAACTACGGCTATATTGATTTTCGTGAGTTAGAAATGGAACAAATGTATGGTTCTATTGCTTTTAAATGTCCTGCGCGTCAAGTTGTAGCTAATCCAGATGGCACAGAAACTATATTACAAGAGGGCGTAGATGTTACTCCATCTCGTGAGAAAGTTATATGGAACGAAGCAACTAAAAAATACATTAAAAGTGTAATAATGGCAGCAGCTCAAGAAGCTAGTGATATTATAGAACAAGAGTTGAAAGAAACAGATTTTCTTAAATGGGTAGATGCTTGTAGATCTATTATTACTGGTAACAGTAGTGAAAATAGGATTCTTAATAAGCTAGCTCGTATTATTAATACTGATGATATGAAACCTAAGTTTGGTCCTGACCCTAGAATTAAATATGGACCGGCTCTTAAATTATTTGAAGGTTTAACGCTTATGAAGCCTTATGAAGATAGACATGGTGATGGTATAAAACGTGAAATAATTAAAGATTGGCAAGGTTTTAATGCTAAGCATTTTTATTCTAGAGAAGAAAAGTGGTCTAAGTATAAAGATTTATATCTTATGGAAGATAAAGAGTCTGGGCTGGGGTATCCCCATAAAGTTACTACTTATACTCTTGAAGATTTAGAAGATAAGTTTGATAATCTTTTACAAAAATGTGAGGGTAATATAGATGCTGTTCAAAAAGTAATGAAAGAAAAGAATAGAGTTACAGCTAAACGTACCGCTATACTTGCTCTTATTGAAAAATCTGAATGGTATAAATCTTACGATGATGTAGAAGTTCCTGAAGACTGGTTACAAGGACGTAAAGAGGAAGAAGAAGAAGAGGCAGAGAAATCTAAATTTTCTAATCTAAGTGCTGCAGAGCGTAGAGACATAGAAAAGAGAATAGTTGCTTACACTTTTAGACATGATACAAAAAAAGATGATTATTTTACTTTAGATAAAATAGAACCTAAAACTATTGATCTTATGAATAGTAAATATCGTACTTATTATTGTACTAAAGAAGATGAGGGTAAAATGAAACTAGCGGCTAAACTACTTAAAGCAACTCAGCCTAAACATAAAGATGTTTATCCTAACAGTTCTTGGAGTCATTGGGACGATAATGGAACAGGGTATAACAGTCCAATGTTTTGGTTTGATTGTCCTCCTGTTAGTTATACAAAATACGGATCTGACGAGTATGAACAGTGGGCTAAACCTGTACAAGGATGGTCTCATCCTCAGCTTATACGTGTTAGTGAAAGCAGAGTTAAGTTTATTACTAAAAACCCAAATGTTAAACACATTGACGAGCTATTTTTACAAACAAACGAGAAAAATGAATATATTATGGATAAGACACTAATAAACTATTACACAGCTTATAAACTAGAAAAGATAAATGACTTTAAATTTATGCAAGGTTTAGGATGTATACATGAGGATTTACAAAAAGATTATTGTAAATTACAAGACATGAGAAATGAAAATTACAGTGAATTTGATAGGAGACATGTACATAATGTATCTCCAGCTATTACAAATCACATGGATAAATTATTTGAATTTCAAAAATTTTGTAATCAATCTGATGATGCAGATGCTATTAAAGCTAAGTCTAAACAATTATTTGTTTTATCTGACATTACTGATGCCAGGGCTGCAGATCTAGAACTTTTGGCAAAATATGACAATCTAGTAGAATTTGCAGAGGAAATTAAACCAATGTTAGATCAACTATCTTGCCTTGAAGAAAGAGATTGTAATATGTCTCCTGAACTTGAGAAAGAAGTTAGAATTTATTTACGAGCTAAAAGTCGAGAAACATGGGAAAGTTAATAACTAAAGATATAAGGAAAACCTTTAAAATAAGGGCTTCTGGAAGATCTACTGATTTTATTTCTCCTAGTTTTGGTTATGGTTGTTTGTATAATTGTTCATACTGTTATATGAAACGCCATAAAGATAAAGGTTTGTCTGTAGCTACAAATACCGGTGATATATTGACTGAAGTTAATAATCATGCGTATTTTACACCTGTAGACAAACCTAATCAGACTCACAAAACTTTTACAACTTATGATATTAGCTGCAACGAGGATTTTGCGTTGCATGCTAAGCATCATGAGTGGCAAAGGATTTTTGAATTTTTTCGTGATCATCCTGTAGCTATGGGTAGTTTTGCAACTAAATATGTAAACCCTAACCTATGCAAGTTTGATCCTGAAGGAAAAATACGTATTAGATTTAGTCTAATGCCTCAACATAAATCAGATTTACACGAACCAGCAACAAGTAAAATCATCGATAGAATAAAAGCTATTGATGCGTTTATAGATGCAGGATATGATGTGCATGTAAATTATAGTCCTATTATAGTATATGACGGGTGGTTAGAAGACTACAAGTATATATTTGATATGATGAATGATTATGTTAGTTACAAAGACCAAGTTTTATCAGAATGTATATTTTTAACTCATAATTTTAAGAAACATCTTGTAAACTTAGACAGACATCCAGAGACAGAAGTAGATCTGTGGGTTCTAGACAAGCAAGAAGTTAAACGTTCTCAATATGGGGGAGAAAATATAAGATACAAACTAGGAATGAAATCTGAATACATTAAACAATTCAGAAAATTACATGAAGCAACAATACCGTGGAATACAATACGGTATATTTTTTAACCAATTAAATTTTTTAAACTATGATTACAATAAATGTAATAGACGACAAAATCTGTGGATCTTATGGGGATACCCCATTCACAGTTGAGTATGAGAAAAACTTATACGATAGAATGCAACAGCTTAGCCATAAGGCTCAAGGTGTAAATACAGTAGAAGAATACAATGAAGTTATGGAGGAGTTTGCTCCCCTATGTGTTGTAGACTATACTAAAACCATTGAAACACAATGTGAGTACATTCATGTTAACAAGGCTACAGGAGAATTCTTCCTTAAGCATAACAGCGTAGTATCTAGTATACCTATGCCTCAAGCTTTAGTGGATAGAATATTTGACTCTTTAGATAAAGATCTAGACTTTATGCCTTTAATTAAAATGTGGACTAGATGGTTGCGTAACCCAATCTTGTGGAGAAAAATGAAGCAAGGTCACGGGAACAATTTTTGTGAGAGATTCTTTAATTTTGTGAATATGAAATATACTCACCCTAAAATGAAAGAAGATCTTATAGAGCAGGGTCTTACTGATGAAGCAGCTTCTAAAAGAGCAGAAATGTACCAAATGAAAATCACCCATGAGGGATTACTAAATGGTTACAAAGTCTCTACAGAAGTGCTTCATAAGTATGACGCAGAAACTGGAGAAGAAGTTGATCGTTATAAAAGAACGTTTAACATTGATACCGGTGAGATAGAAGGTGGTGGATTACCAGAATTTGTAGAAGATAGGCTATTTCAACCCGCTATGATGGGAACAAGTGGAGATGCTTTCTTTTGTGAGGGGCCTAATGGCTTTGCTAATCCAGGACATTTTATTAAAGTTGGGTGTACTCATAGACTAGAATCATGGGACCAAATTAACGTGGATGATAGACGTTCATGTGTTAAAGGTCTTCATATTGGTGGTCTAATGTACATTAATTGCTACAGTGGAGAAATTCACAATATTTTTGTAGATCCTATGCATATTGGCGCAGTGCCAGATGACTCAGACGGAGCTATAAGATGTAAGCAATATTTTGTTCATTCATCTTTATCAGGTGTGAATGGATCTATTTACCACAGCTCTAGCTATGCAGCTATGACAGACGCTGAATGGGATGACATGCGCTTAAAAGCAGTGCAAGAAAAGTCTGAACGTAAAGCTGAATGTGACAAGGAAGTTGCAGAGATGAACGCTCTGTAGCTAGTGTTTAATTGGTAAGATATGAGGGGGTAGACGAACGGCGTTTTGCCAACCAACTTTAACCGGGAGTATAAGAGCTTCCTGTTTTTAATTAGATTTTATATCTACCCCCTTTATATCAATAACCCTAAATTTTAAAATATGAATAGAGATGAAAAAATAGCTTTAATAGATGGTGATAGTCTTATATACTATGAGATGAGTAAACCTACACTAGAAGAAGCTTTAGATGGCATAGACATGAGAATTACTCAAATGCTAAATATAACAGGATGTACACATTACGCAGGTTTTCTAACACAAGGTAAATGCTTTAGATATAACATAGCAACTACAAAACCATATAAATACAACAGAAAACGAGGTAATAAACCAATTATATTTCCAGCAATTAAAGAATATTTAAAACAAAAATGGAATTTTACATACATTCCTGAATTAGAAGCAGATGACTTAGTTTCTGTATATCATGACCCTTTAAAGACTGTAATATGCAGTCCAGATAAAGACGTGTTGTATCAAAATAAAGTATCTAATTATAATTATGGTAAAGCAGAATTTGCTACTGTAGATGAAAATGAATCCCTACGTTTCTTATGGAAACAAGTACTAATGGGAGACTCTACAGATGGTATTACTGGTATCCCTAAAGTAGGTCCTAAAACTGCAGATACATGGTTAGAAAACATGCTACCTGTAGAAATGCCTACATTTGTATTAAATAAATATATAGAAAAGTTTGGAAATTCTGAAGGAATTCATAGATTTACAGAAACCTTTAAACTTATTTACATACTAAAAACTAAAAAAGATGTACTAAGAGAAACCGGTATAGAATTGCCAGAGCTTGAAGTACATAAAGTTGAACTTTTAAATCAAGAAGAATTATGGTAACACAATGCGATGAATTAGTATATACTCCTGTAAATGCATTAACATTTAAAATTACAGGTAATACTTTATGCTTAAAACCTGTGTATAATGATAAAAAACACATAATTGCATTGAAAGGCCCTGAAGATATTCTTATTGATTTAGGTTTAACCGTATTAGTTAGAAAATTAAAATACAAAGTTAATATTATAGAGAGGATTCCTAACGAGATTCTCTCTATATCTAACAAAGTAGAATATCATATATCTATGGCTAAAAGAACTAAAGCTTCTACATTTCTTATGCCTATGCTTCCTGGAACTAAAAAACTTTATTTTTGGAATAAACTATTTATAAATTGTTTTATAGGAACAGATGAAGATACTAGATGTATTGCTTTACTTTTTAGATGGTCTTCAGATTTAAGATTTATTAAGTTTGAAAAATTACTTTCTACGTTTAAAATGTTTAAGAGAAGATATGATCCAAATCCACATCTTGTAATGTTTATATTTGATATACCTAAAGGTTATGCAAAAGATTACAGAGCATTTATAGCGGGGAAGTATTCTAAGATGTCACGAGAATATAAAATAGATATTTTAGATTTTCATGATGCTGATATACAAGACGAAATAGGACAAATAATATTTAAAAGCAGTAAACGTAAAGACTTGCTAGAAGAAAAGTTGGGAGCTGTACTACCAGAAGGATCAGAATTACTAAGCATTTTAGATATTAAAAAAGAAACATATAATCCTAAAATTTATGAACTAAAAAAATTATTATGAAGATAAATATAAATGACATTGTAGTGTTAATGAAGCATGACCCAAGACATCATCGAGGAGTTATAGGTGGTAGGTATGTAGTTGTAGAAATTTTAAAAACAGAACTTAAACTGTGCTCTGAAGGCACGTTAGATCTTTGTTTTTATGCTGAGGCTGATAATGTAGAGCCGTTAGTGCAGTGTACAATACCTTCTTGGGTAAGAACAGATACGAACTCTGATGATTTTGCAAATAATCTAGACAAAGTAACTAGTGAAATTGTAGAATTATTAAAAAGTAAAAACAAAGCCTATGGTAACACGGCGTTAGCTCCTGTTAAGATATTTAGCAGGCTTGACGCAACAGAGGCTTTGTGTGCACGTATTGATGATAAAATTATGCGTATAAAAAACAAAGGTATAAATGATCAAACTGAAGATACAGTTGATGATCTTATAGGTTATCTATTGTTGTTAAAAATGAGTATGCAATAACTAAAAGAGGGGGCAATGCCCCTTTTTTACAGCCCCCTTAATCTAATGTAGTAAACCACTTATATGCGTCTTGTGGATTCCTTGATTTTTGTAAACCTCTAAATATAGGGAATAAATCTTCAAAATCTTTTCTTATTTTACGATCTCCTTTTTGATATTTACCACTTTTTCTTTGGTAAAAAACTTCTTTTTTATCTCCTAATCCTATAGCGTAAGCACCTTCACTTAATAATTGCCCTAATAACTCACCGCCTTTTAGTATTGGTCTAGCTGTTGCAGTAGGAGACTGTAATATTCTAAATGCCTCTTTAGTTCCTACTAGCGGCGTCCATTGCATAATCTCTGTTTCATATCTTTTAGCTTGATACAATGCAAAATTACTTAACCAGGTTTCGTCTTCATCATCAAGATCCGCTAAGAACCCTACTAGCAGCATAGCTCCCATTAAGGATGATAATTCTACTGCAGTTCTTTTAACATTTTGTTGTTCCATTTCAGTCATTCTACCATAAGCAAAAGATTTGTCTGATATACTCTCTGTTATAAGATTCCAAAAAGATATGTACATACCTTGTGTAACTGCCCCTAACTCTTCATCCACATGTATAGTAGAGTTTCCTCCATGTCCGTATCTTCGTCTGATCCCTGGAGGCATCCAGTTACGGAAAAGCATAAATAATTTACCCCACCAACGTCTTTGTAACATGTTGGTATGCATTTTACTTTTTATCTGATTAGTTCTTCTACTTAATCCTTGTAGTTTCATTATAAAATCTAGCCTGCTAAAATTAGCTACTCTAGGATCTACAGACATTTTACCGTTATCATCTACTATAAGCATGTCATATAAATTAGCTGGTTTGCCATCTTCATTCATAATAACATTACCGTCGCTGTCTTCTAGTTTACCTTCTAAGTTTTTCATTAGCGCTAACATTCTTGTAGCAGATAATTCATGTTCAGCAGCTTGTTGTAAAAATAATAGATTACCACTTTTTGCAAGCTTTCTAGATTTACCCCCAACAATTTGATTACCTTCAGAATCTGTAAATTCTGTTAAAGCATCAAAAAATTCTACTGCTTTACCTATTTTACTTTTTGGGTCAAATCTACCTATGTCTGTAACAGCCATCCCTGAGCTCCAGTATTCTCCTTTAGCCCATGCAAGATCTCCTTTATCCATAAATTGTCCTGCAATAGATTCTTGTAACATCATTAAATTATCTAAAATAGACTGATTAGCCCCTTGTAGTAAGTTAAATGATAAAGTACTTATTGCAGTAAATGAATTTATTGTACCTACTGCTTCATTTGCAGAAAATGTTTTACCAAATATTGTAAAATCTTGTTGTAAATTACTTTGTCCAAACATTACAGAATCAAGCCACTCTTGCACATGTTTATAGTTGTTACTTTCACCCTCTTTTAACTTAGGCATGTCTATACCCATTTGTTTTGCAGCTTTTTGTATTAGCTGTATTCCTGCAGAATTAGTTTCTAAAGTTTTTCTATTCTTTAAAAGGTCTTGGAAAAACATAACCTGCCCAACAATTTCACTTTTAGATTTAAAGTTATGCGCCATGTGTCTAAATCTATATAAACTACTAGCAACATCTCTAGAAACTTCTCCAGATGGAACCTTGTTAACTGCATAGATTGGAATCTTCTTTTCTATATCTCTGTTATTTTCATTGTAGGTATAGTAATCATGATTAGTTTCTTGTATAGTAAACCCATCTTTTAATGTGTCTTGTATTGTATTATAAACACCTTTTTCTTTTAGCCTATCAATGTCTTCTTTTCTATAAGTTGGCATTAAATATGAGTATTTGTCCCATCCGTTTTTTTCCATCTGCTTAAGGCCAATCATTCTTTGCGCCGCTTGAAACTCTTGTATGATAAAATCATAATACTCTTTTAATCTAGGATCATTTTGTATTTTAGTATACTTTTCATTAGCATACACAGAAGCTTTAGGTCTAAGAAAGTCTCCAGCAGGCTTTTCGTTTATATAATTTCTATTTCTAAATTTTTCTAGTTCATTTTTTCTAATACGTGCATTTGATAAAGCTTCTGATTTTCCTACACCCTCATTTTTTAAAGCATTAATAATATCAGCTTGTATTTTAATTTCTTTGTCTAACTTAGCAAGCTCTTGTTTGTAACCTGGAATAGCTTCTAAATTTTTATCTGTCCATTTAGATAGTTCTTTTCTGTATCTACCTCCTTTAGACTCGCTATTTCCCCAGCTGTCTAAATCTCTATTAAAACTTGCATAGTTAACATCTCCTTCAGAATTAGTATAATCTTGTTTTCTTGGTATCCCGTGTTTTTTCCCTAACCTATTTTTTTCTTCTGTAAGTTCTTTGTAGTATCTTTCAGAATCAATTGGATTAACTAGTGCTAATCTTTTCATTCCTCCTATAGTTATTTCTTCTAGTACAGGATCATTTAATTCTTCTACATTTGATTCATTTTGACCAGCAGCAAATCTTTCATACATAGGAGCTAATTTAGATTTTAAATCTAGAGTCATATCATTCGACTCTAAATTTGCTTGCGTTACAGTTTTAACTAGTAACTGTATACCTCTGTCACTAGAATATATTATAGGATCAAAATAATAAGAATACCCACTCTTATCTTTGTGCGCAGTTGTTAGTTCAGAGACAAGATCTTTATAGTTTTTAAGTTGTTTTTGTTTTAATTGCTCAATATACAGTTTTGATTTTTTAAGTTTAAACTCTTGGTCTGTAAGCTCTCCTTTATTATATCTTCCTTTTAACTCAATATAAGCAAGATCTGACTCGTCTAAACCTTTAGATCTAGTAAACTTCTTTGCATTATCTATAAGTTTTTGTATGTCTGCTGGTAAATCTTTATTTGATAGTCCTATCATAGATTGTGCTAGCATAGGAATAACATCTTCTTTAAAATCCTGATCTAAAGATTCTGCTTGAGTTAAAATTGCATTTACTTTATCTTCTAAAGTAGTAAACGCTTCAAAAGATTCCATTTCATTCATAAAACTTGTATCTTTTTTAAAAGCATTTCTTTTTTTAGTAATTAATAAAGACTTTACACTTTGAAGCATTTCTAAACTATCTAGCTGTTTTTTTAGCTCCCACATTTTTCTTAAATTTTCTGACGTACCTCTTTCATTTTCCGGTATAGCCATAATATTAGCATATGCTACCTCTGTTCTGTTTAACGCATCCCCCATTGCATCTACAAGATCAAATAAATCTTCTACTTTTGTTACTCTTTGTAGACTGTTTTCTAATCTTCTTAAGGTAGTTAACTGATCATCACTAACTTGATCTTCAGGTAATTTATTTATTTCATATATTTCCTGCGTTATTCTAACTCTTGCATTATCAACTAATTCTTTTAATTTTACTTCTTCTTTGCTGGCTTGTACATAGGGACTTAAGCGATTAATCATACCTTCAGATCTTAATTTTCCTGCGAACATTTCTTCTGCAAGCACTGCAGCTGTATTAGGACTAACTCCAAATAATTTACCTATAGCTCTAAACAATTTATTAAATAATCTTTGTAGCTTGTTAGGATTTTTTCTAACAATTTTAGCTCCTTCTAGGCCTATTGCGGTAGCTAACACTTCTTTGTCTAGCATCTCTCCTTGTAATTCAGGATACGCTTGCTCTACTTGGTTATACAATTCTGTGTCTCTTAGTTCTGCTATAGCTTGAGCAACAACCGGATCACTTACACCTAATAAATCTATGTATATATGTCCAAACTCATGATATGTTGTATCTTTTTTAACTTTTTCTGGATTAATTCTTATAGTTGGTGTTCCGGTCTGAACGGGAGTTCCGTCATCTTCAAAAGCAACTTCATCAGCTTCTATTTGTACTTGCCCTATATTATCTATACTTGCATCAAATACAACGTTAACATTTATTCCTGCTTTAGCAAAAGATTCTTGTAACTCTCCTGCTACTCTATATGCATTTTTAAGTTCTTCCTCTTCTAAGTTAGAAAATTTACTGTTACTAGTATTTTCTCTTCTAGCTAAGTCATCTAAAAAAGCATCATCTCTTTCAGCTGCAGGGGCTGCAAATCTTAAGTATTGATCAACATCTGTTTTATTATCACTTGTAATATCTGCATTGTTTGTTCCTTCAGCAGGTATTCTTTTTAAAAGATCTTCATTTATAGTTAGTACATGTAATTCTGCGGCTGGAGAATAAATTGTTTGTGGAGTCATTTTTACATACTCTGTAGAAATTAATCCTGGATACTTATTATTTATTCTTTTAATGTCTCTAAGTGCAGATCTAAAATTATTTTGTTGTACATAAATTGTATTTTTAAATTTCTTAGTAGCTATACTGTGATCTCTTAATATTTTATGTACTTTGTTTACATTCTTATTGTCTGGAGCAACAGTATCCATATACCCAAATAAATCCGTGTATAGTTTACTTTCTACTCCGTTTAAATAATATTTACATGCCATAGTTTAACATTTTTTGTTTATTGTATCGTCTTCTTCTTTTATTTCTTTGTTTGTTTGTGTAAAATAAAAATCGTTTGGCATTCTTTCTGTATTTACAGCATTTAAATTAAAACTAAAGACGCTTTTCTTTTCTAAATTTGTTGTTCCTATCTCAAGTATTTTATTAGGAACTCCTAAAGGAGATAATTGTTGGTATGTAGCATCTCCTGTAAATACATACATTGTACCTTCTTTTGTTCTAAAGTATTGCAAGTACCCTTTATCCTCATTAAATACTTTAGGGTCTTCTGGAGTAAAACTGATTTCACCATCAACAATAGCACGTGCTCCTACTTTTATTGTGGGTAATAAAGGCTTTCCATTAATCCTTCTATTACCATAATTTCTTATAAACTCGTGTGTAAAGTTACCAAAACTTAAGTAATTAGAAGTATCTAGTTGTTGAATTTCTTGCTCAAAAAACTCTACAGGTGATCCTACTCCTGGATTTAGTATATCTGTTGTAAATACTTCTGAAGGTATTAGGTCTATATAACTACCATATGTAGGAGAAAATCCATTTGTTAAAAATTGATTTGCTACTAAAACTGTTCCAAAATTACGTATTTTATCTACTGGGCTAGTTAGCATCATAAACAATCCATTGCTAAGCTCATTCTTATCAGCTGTAGATAAATCTGTTCCAGTATCTAATACTATTCGCGTTATACCTGTTTCTTTATTACTAGAATCTTCTTTTAACAGTCTATAAAATGGATTATTATTTAATTCAGGATATTGTAATCCAATTTCTCTTAACCTAAGTACTATATTTCTAGAACTTTCTTTTGTATATAAGTTTTCTATTACTGATCTAGAAAGTATATCAGATAAAGGACTGTGAGCTTGAGTCATAATAGATAAGTTTAGTGCTCTATCTATAAATTTATGTTGACCCGCACTAAGAATATCTAATTGTAAAATGTTTTTAATATCTTCTTTACCTTGCTTAAATGCAGCGCTATTTTGTATAAATCCTAAACTACTCATGTTATTTAGTATAGTATCAAGAACTCCTCTATATGCAATACCTGTATGATTCTGAGGACTAGATGTTCCTTGTTGATGTACTATATAATCTTTTGCTCCTTTGATTAAACTTTGATTACCTAAATAAAAAGCTTCGGTATCTAAATGATTATTTATAGCTGAGATTTCGTTAAGATTGTCTAAATTTCCAGGTGTAATTATTTTATTTACTCTTTGTAATTGCTTACCTGCCATATAAAATTTT